TTAAAAAACAATTTAAACACTTCTGATAGTAAAAATTTACCACTACCTGTCTGTCCTAGAATATCTAAAAATTGTGATGCTTGTTTCAAAGAACCTTCTGCACGGTTTGTTGCTGAGATAAACTTAGATAATGTAGGTCTATCAAATGTAGAAGCACCTGTTGCATCTGTAAAATTAGATGAGAATACTGCTACGTCATTACTCTTCATAGAAGATGTATCCACACCGAAAGATGCTTTCATATCTCTAACTGTGCCATTACCACCGCTATACTTTGTATGGAATACGATACCCATCTTTGAGGTTCTAATTTTCTTACCCATATCACTCTTTACAGGTACAGCATAGGTAATAGTATTAGGTGTAAACACATAACAAGATTCACCATTTACTTTTCTAGTGACCACATCATTATAAAAAAGTAAGTCTCCTTGCACGACACCTTTAATACCTAACTTAGGTAAATATTCTAAACAAACTTTTAATTTATCTGCTAGTTGACCTGCATAGTATGTGTCTATATCAGTATTGCTTCTACAAATCTTTGGTGTTCCTTTATTAAACACTGCTTTGGTTCCAACAAAGAATTTTCCTGTAGTAGGATGCTGTCCACATACAATAGCAGGTGCACCATCCCATTTAGTAGTGATTCGTATATTGGAATGTGGTTCTGTTAACATAAGACCCAACTCTCTTAGGATCTTAATAGCATTTCTGCCACCGTTAGATCCATTATTAAGTATATCGTCTTCTAAATGTTCGAGGTGAGTGTTTTTCATACTATCCTAGTTTAATATCTATTCTGATTACTGGGTTATATTGTGTGACACCTTGTAAACTGGTAGGAATCCTCTCTATAGGACCTAGAACACCCTTACCTAGTTGTCTTGATTTTGGAAATGTACCTTGTTTCTTTTTAGAGAATCTTGGATTAACTATTGCACAAAATTCGTGTACTAATTTCTTAGTGATTGGTCTCAGACCTTTTTCTGTTAGTATATGTGTCGCTATTTCGAGAGGTTTTCCTTTTAATGTCATCTTTCCTGTGATTGATTCTTCTACAAAAGCACATCTAAATTCATCATAAACTGATCCAACACCTTCCTTACCTTTAGTTCCTATAATTTCTATCAACCTTTCTTCTAGTGCTGCTGCATTTGGATTGTGTTTGACTAATGAATCAACGTCTTCCTTTGTCATATATTTATTTGGAAAAAATGCTTCCACATCATTAATTACTGCTTGGATATTTGCCAAAGTATTACCATCTGTGCTTGAACCCTTACCTCTAGCAATTTTTTTATATATTTCAGTGAGTGCAGTTACATTAGTCTCTATCATTGAACTACTAAGTTGAAAAGAATTTCCATATTTCATAGAGCATTGATATATCTTACCGTTTTTATAAAAAACTATATCAGATTTACTTCCCGAACCCATCTTTTCAAATGAGGCATAAAATTTTAAACTTTCATTAGTGGATAAGGTCTTTGCAAGTTTATCTACTACTTTTACAGAGTCTTTTTGTACTGTACTGTTTGCTTTATTCCAATTTGTTAATGCTTTTCCTTTAGTTTTTAGTTGTTTACTAGATAAAACTTCTGGATTAGTAAGACGACTATATGCAGTATGTAATACGCACCATTCAAACTGAGTTCCTTGATCTTGTTCCCTTGCCATCGACCTTTTTTACTATTTAGAAGGTACCTGCTTTTTTATATAGATTCATAGCAAAACAACGTCTTCCTGCTGATGTAGGTGGTACTTCGTGTTGCATCTTTGCATCAAATATTAATAGTTGTCTTGCTGACACATAGTATGGATTACGTCCGTCAAACATTACAGGTGATGCACCATCATCTATTTTTAAATATCCAACAGCAGCAAAATCAGCAGGAAAATGACAGTGTGGTTTCACATAGTCTCCCTGCTGATAGTCTGCACCCCATATATCTTTAGCATAATATTCTACATCTGTAGTTCCATCATTCAATCCACCATAAACTCTGCCACCTGCATTGTATATCAGGTTAGCAATCATTTTACAGCACAAACTGACATATGATTCGCACTTAGGCATTTTCATATCCCAATCAGTTTGACGTGCTACAACATTAGATGCTTCTGGTGATGGTTTATCTAACTTCAACCAATCATCAATAACAATGTTTGCTTCTTCAATACATTCATCTGGTAGTATAAACTCGAATACGGGTTGTCCACTACCAACATAAACTGTCATCTTAGTTCATTAACTTTCTCTACTATCTTATCTATAATGTCAATATCTATTCCTAAAAATGGTGGTACAATACCTAGTAAACGAAGTGTGCCATCTAGAAATAATGCTAGACAAGTAAATCCTAGTATCATACTTATGACAGTAGCATCTCTATTGTGCTTACGCATTGACTCTTCATCAATACGTTTTGCTTCGTCTAAAGTTCTTTGTAGTAAAAGTTCAACCTCTTGCTTAGTATAAAAACTCCCGACAAACGGAAGTTTTACTAGAGGTTTTATATCTGAGAATGGAAAATTAGTCACTTCTTTTTCCTGTGGTAATTTATCTGTCACCTTCCTTACGTTTTTCTGAACGTTCTATAGAAAACTCTCCCTCTGGATAGCGAGATGCAAGTTTCACTGTATTACGGAAGATTACCTCTGCAAGACGTTCATCCAATGCCATCGCTGCTTGTGCAGCATACCACATCACGTCTCCGAGTTCTGTAACAAGGTGGTCTTTAACATCATCGTTCCAAGGTTTACCTTGAAATTTGATTTTTTTGACGAGTTCCATAAACTCTCCCGCTTCAGCAAGCATTCCTGATGCTGCGGTATCGAGTCTTTCTATTTTACACCCTTCTTTATGTAGTTCCTCGTACCTTTCTATGAGAGAATCATAACTCTTACTTGCATCAGATGTTACCAAATCAACGAATTCTGTGTACTTATCAAGATCAATATCAAACTTCTCTTGCTTTGGACGATCCTTCATTTTCTTAGCAGCAGGTGATGCGAACCCCTTAAAATCTTGAGGCATTGGGTCTGGTGTAGAAGTCATACTTTAAAATCTTGAAATAATGTTGGTTGAATTTTAGGTGTATCCTCACCGTTGTGACCAGGATCTATAATATTTTCCTGTTGATCACAATCATACAGTCTCATCTTCCCCCTGTCAATACCCACAACAAATCTTTTGTTCATTGTTGGATCATTGTATCTATTCTTTAACTGCTTGATCATTATTTGACCGTTTGCTTCCAAGTCTTCACTAGAAATAAGAGCAAACATAAAGTCAGCAGTTGCAGGGAGACCAAAAGATTCAGAAGTGTCTGTAAGTTCCACATCTGAGTTCCCGTAACCTGATCTAGTAGTTTGAGTAGCACTAATGATAGGAAGGTTGCACTCAGCAGCAAGACCACGGAGTTCTTCAGCGATTGCTTTAACATAGGTGTAAGAATTAACTATTGCCCCCTTATATCTAGCAGATGCACAGATGTTTAAGTAATCTACAAACACTACGTCAGGAGTAAAAGACTTTTTAATTGCTAACTCTTGTAGTAAAGATTTAAAATGACCTACGTGTGCTGCTGCTGTTGGGTATTCTTTTACAATAAGACGACCTTGAGTTTTTTCTGCAACCTTTGTCATCTTATTATCGTACATAACTTTAGGTAATGTTTCTAATTGTTGTACGTTTATATTCAATAAGTTTGCGTCAATACGTTCAGCAATCTTTTCTTCTGCCATTTCACAAGTAATATAAAGGACATTATATCCTTGCATTAAATGTGATGCAGCAGTGTGGCACATAAACAATGACTTACCAACACCAGTTCCTGCCAGTGCAATATTCAGTGTCTTCTTACCTAGACCACCCTTTGTAATTTTATTCAACATAGAAATATCAAAGGGAATCTTCTCCTCTTTTCTATGATAGAAATCAAATCTATCATCAGCATCATCAATATAATCGTGTCCAACAGAGTTATCAAAACTTACAGCAAGTGCATCTGTTAGTAGTGATGGTATAGCATCTCTACTTGCTTTCTTTTCACCGTCTGCAATTTGTATTGACTCTAGTAAAGCATTATATATTGCACGATCACGACACCATTTCTCAGTAGTATCTACTAACCATTTAAGATCGTGTGGTTCTTCTCTAAAGAAACTTACAGTATCTTCTATAATTTTAGATTGATCACCAGTAAGGTCTTTACGAGTTTCGAGTTCAATATGTAATGCTTCCTTTGTTGGGATGCCATCATACTGTGTAAAATACTTTGAGGTTTCTTCAAAAATTATTTTGTTGTTGTTATCCTCAAAATATTCTCCTTTTATATGAGGTAATACTGTACGAGTAAATTTCTCATTGAAGAATATTGATGATAAAATTAGAGTTTCAAGATTAGACATAATGTGTGTAAGAACTCACGATGAATTTGTCATCAGATATAGTACGTTTGCCCTCGTGAGGGAATAACCAAAGTGGGGGAAACATAATTAGTCTACCTGCTTTTGGTTTTATGGTGGGACCGTTTTCAAAAACAGTTTCACCACCTTCACTAACATCATTTAGATACCAGAACATTGATAAGAATCTACGAGCAGATGCGTGATCTCCAACATCAACGTGTTTATCAAAACGATCATCCGATCCTGCTCTGTATCTCTTAACTCTGAATTGTTCTAGTGCAGATTTCATAGGAAAATATGCTCTGCAATCTACGTCCTCCATATATTTTTGGACATAGTGATGTGACGATTCAATCAAAGCATTTTGTATCAATCCCCACTCAGACCAAGGAGAGACATTGAGATTGTGCTCATTGTCATCTATTGATTGAGTAATATTGAATTGATGAAATGTTGGTAAACCATTTTGATCTACCTCTTCGTGAACCTGACTACCGAACAATCTAATAATGTTTTTACAAACACTATCAGGTAATGTGTAGTCGTAAATTTGTATATAATCTCTTAGTTCCACTAACCGTACGCAAATTCTTTTTGTGCTGCCTCATCCAATGCTTCCATTATTTCGGTCGTGAAATACTTGTCAGGATTGGCAAGAATAGCAGAAGGAAAAACGGAAGATTCACCAACAACAACCCTATTCCCCCTCCGTTGGAAGACTCCATACTTCTCACCCAACTCCAGTAATCCATAATACCTGTCGAGTCCACGTTCGTCATAGAAAAGACGAGTAGTAATTTTAGCATTCTCTTTTGTAAACCTAGATTTTTTTGTCTCACATCTAATGATGTTTCCGATCACCTCTTTACCATCTTTTTCTTTAGACTTAGCAAGATAGATGATAGTCGATGCTGCATACTTAAGACCAGAACCACCGCCCATTTCTTTTGTAGGTACATATGCACCCACTACATCATATGTATGGTTTGTGACAATCATAGGTATGTTCGCTTTACCCAACTTCAAAGTAAGAACACGGAAGATTGCTTTGACAACCTGTGCACGAGTCATATCTCGTGTGTCTTTACCTGCTGATGAGTCTTCTACTTCTTTCGATGTAGATAACATACCAAGAGAATCAAGAACGAACATTAATGGTTTGCGTTCTGCCTCTGGTTGCTCAAGATACTTGTCAACAATCCTTAGTGATTGTGTTCTAAATTCTTGAACTGTAGTAACAGGAACTAAAACCATACGATCTGAAGGGATATTCCTAGTCTCGATCATATCCTTAGATAATGCAGACTCAGATTCAAAATAAATGCAACCTGCGTCTGGATTACTTTCAAGAAAACTTTTTACCATACTAAGGGTAAAGAAAGTTTTACCTGTACTACTCTCACCTGCAATAGCGGTGATTTTATTGGAAGGAATTCCACCCTTAATACTACCACTTACTAGGGCATTAAAGATGTAACTACCTGTATCTACAAAAGACGCAACGTCTCCTGCTGATACTCCATCTGACACTACACCTGCATACTCGTTTCCGATGTCGCTGATAATGTCTTTAAAAAATGCTGATGTCATACAAAAAGGTCTTCTAAAGTAGCGATTTTTTCTGCCTTCCAGTTGATAGTGTCCATAATAACCTGTAAAGGATCAAGAAAACTCTTCTGGAATTGTAGATCAAAATCTATGTATTTGTCAAGTCCAAACTCTTTAGGTAATGTTTGGAAAAATGAGATTACATTCTCGTTTATTTTGTTGGGTCGTCTAAGATAAAGAAACTTTACTTTCTCTCCCTCTTGTATGAGAGGATACTTGTGAGTTATCTTTGTTTTCTTAGCGTGGAAATTATATAGTAACGCACCACGTACGTGTATGGGAGTTCCCTTACTATAAATTGTAGCAGGATTTGAGAATTTGCCAACCCCATTACATCCACGAGGGAATGCAATATCTTCTGGTGGCATAGTTTCAAATT